AATGATTCTTCCATTCGAAACCAAGAAAGATGAGGTGAAGTAATGGCTCTTGACCCAGAGATTCAAACCCAGCTTGATACGTTGGTGGCGGAAGTGAAAAGCAAATTCACCGCTGAAAACCAAGCGGCCCTCGATGCTGCTAAGGTTGAAGCCGACGCCGCCATTGCGACTGTCAAGGCGGAAGCCGATGCCGCGATTGCGGCAGCCAAAAAGGAGGGACAGAGCGAACTTTTGCTCACCTTAAAAAGTGCCTTCGGATTGCCTGTCTAAGGCCATCTTGTCACTTGCCGCGTGCCTTTCTTTGTACTTTGGAAGTCAGAAGATCGGCACACTTGGCGAAGCCACGCAAACGACGCCCGAGCCAATCAAACCGGCATGGTTGACTTTGGTTTATGGCTCACGCTCCATTGACTGGATCGGTGATGAAAAGATCATGGCCGCAGCCACCAGCCGAGGCCAGAGAATCAGCTTTATCAGTGCCGATGATGCGGCCCTTGAAAAGCTGCATTTAAAGCCGATGGTTGAAGCGGTCGGCACGCCTTGTCTAATCTTTCAAGGAGCCGATGGCTTGATTCAGCGGCTTGCGAAAGTGACCACGATTGACGAAGTTGTCAAACAGATCGAATCCATCAAAAATTAATTGGCAACTGTAAACGGCAAAACAATCGACCTGACACCCACCGAGGGGATGCGGGCCGAGGCTGAACGCTATCGGAAATGGAAGGCCGACGGTCGCCGTGGTGGAACCGACACCGCACGGCGACGGGCCTCCCAGATTCTGTCAGCAGGCGAACTGTCGCCAGATGTGGTCATCACCATGTCGGCATGGTTCGCACGCCATGAGGTTGACAAGCGGGCCACCGGCTTTCGACCAGGTGAGGCGGGCTATCCAAGCCCCGGCAGAGTGGCATGGGCCGCATGGGGCGGCGACGCTGGCCAGACATGGGCAGACGCCAAAGCCAAAACGATTAAGCGTGCCCGTGGTGAATCAGTCAAAGCACGCCAGACACCGAAACAATTACTCGACGCGATGCCAGACGGTGAACCGCTCTATCGGGCGGCCCGTTCGATTCTCTTGGCAATCGGCAAACAACAGATTGAAACTTGGCGGCGGTTTATTGAGCCACCCAAGGCCAAAGAGTTTAACCCGCTTGACCCGTTCGCTGGCAGTATCGAGATGGGCAACCGGTTTATCCCGACTATCACCAGCTATATCGACGAATCAGGCCGGGCGGCACTGGTAGAGCTTGACCAGCAGGACGCCGATGATTGGCTGGTGAAAGCTCCGCATGTGATTGATGCGGCACGAACGGCTACGCTAGATTTGTGCCAAGAGACAATTAACACATTCATCTTTGATTTAAATACGACACTTGACGGGATTCGTGAGGATATTGCCGAATCGATCAGAACCGGCGAAACGCTTGGCGATACGGTTGACCGAGTTGATCGGTGGATGAAAGACAACGCCCGATGGCGAGCCCGTCGAATCGCTGTGACTGAATCAGCACGAGCCTACAACCAAGGCCGATACGAGGCAACCAAGGGCCTTGATTTTGTGGCAGGTTATGAACTGGTCTTATCATCCGACGCCTGCCCCTTGTGTCATGCGATTAAACGCCAGTGCCCCGTGATTCCCAAAGATGGCACGTTCGGCCAAAACGGGAAGAATGAAACCTATAAGAATCTGAAGTTCCCGCCATTTCATCCCGGCTGCCGCTGTACAACTGTTGTCGTGTTCGATGACGAGGTGCCGAAGGAATGGCCACGGCCCGTCAAGCCAGCTGATAACGGCTACATCCTGCCAAGTGATGCCGACTTTGCCAACGCTATTGAAGGCGGTTATGAGTCAGTCGCCATTGGCAACGCTAAATCGATTAATGCATTTATCTTGACTGAATAACAGGGCCTGACAAATGGAAAAACTCGTGAAGGCAGTCGAAACGACTGTCAACGGTGGCGGCGCAGGCTCATTCAAGGGCTATGCCGCAAGATTCCTGAACATTGACCGGCAGGGCGACATCATTCTGCCCGGTGCTTTCTCAGGTGCCATCCAAACCTTTATGGACGATGGCGGGATGGTGCTTGCCGACCATGAAAACAAAACGTCTGCTGTGATCGGCACATTGATTGACGCTCACGAAGATCGAAGCGGCCTGATGGTTGATGTCGCCTTGTCTGCCACAAAATCAGGGCAGGAAGTCAGACAGTTACTTAAAGAGAAGGCATTGCGGAAAATGTCGATTAGTTTTTATGCCAAACGTCCGACACGCATCCCAGATTCAGCCATCCGTGAACTCTGGCAGAAATACAACTACAAGCCAAGCGAAGCCCAGAAGCAACTTGCGAAGTCAGGCGCGAACCTGATCAGTGAGGTGGCAGAGGTCTTGGAAGTCTCCATCGTGCCTATTCCCGCCAACCCCGGCGCGGAAGTGATTGCAGTCAAGTCTCACGACGACTGTGATACACCGGCATTACCATCCACTGGCTTCGTGCAAGTGGCCGGTCAGTTGCTCGATTTCACCGCTTTAGTCAAGCGATGCGAGCTTGCTGATCGTGTCATTTCTGATTTTCAATCGCCAAACCGGCGACATAAGTAAGGAGGCCTTAAATGGCTTTAACGGAAACGCGCACGGCTTCGGCGATTGCTGAAGACCGTCTCCGCTTGGCTGCCCAGGTTCAGGGCCTGCGTGATGAACTGGTATCGGCTCCCGATGAAGTGCGGGCTGAGAAATCAGCCGACTTGTCGAGCCTGATGGATCAGCTTGAACGCTGTGACAGTGAATACCAACTGGCCGCATCTCTTGAGCGTGCCAATCAGATGATTGAAAAGATGTCACGTCAACCGGCCCGGCCCGAGCCGACGGTTTACGGGTCAAACGTCCAATATCAACCGGCCCGCGTCTCATACGATGGCCGCGTGCTGGATAACGGCGGACTTGCCGATCCGTCTGACAAGTCGGCATTGGCATCACCTGAATATCACCAGGCATTCAAGGCTTTGATTCAAGCACGCGGTCGCATTGAACTGGTCAAGAGTTCAAGCCTGCGGAATATGCTTGAGGTGTACGGCAAGGGCGGCGACTTCGGCCTGCCTTCCAACGAGTTTTATATGCCTTTCTCAAAGGATATGACACTTGGCACCACCACCAACGGCACAAACACCGTCACGCCTGATTTCCGCTTTGATGTGGTTGTCGGCAGAACGGTTGCCCCTGTAATGACTCGCATTTGCCGCGTCATTAACACAAATGTCAATCAGGTGAGTTTCCCACGTGATTCAAACACGAACAACATCACCACGTCGCCGCAGTATGGTACGACGTTCCGCCCGTTCATGGGTGAAACAGTCAATACCACGCTGTCAAAGATCGATACCGGCCCGTTCACTCAGTTGACCATCCCGGTAAACACCGGCACGATGTTTACTGACGTATCGGCTGACTTCTTCGCTGACGTGGCAGGCATTAGTAACTACATCCAGACAGAGGCCAGCAAGGCCTTTGCTGCTGTGGTTGATAATCAGGTCATTAACGGTGTGACCGCATCGACCGAAGCGGAAGGTGTGATTTCCAACAGTTCTGTCGGCATCACCAAGACCGGCAGCAATAACACGCTTGTCGCATCCAAGGTGATCGACGGGTTCTATGCCCTTGCTGACCAGTATGCCACCAACCTTTCGTGGGTGATGCGTCGTGCGACTCATGGCAAGCTGGTTGCCCTGAATGATACGACCAACAGAAGCCTTTTCTTGGGTTCTGCCGACTCTGGCTATGTGCAAGGTATTACGCCTTCCATCATGGGCCAGCCGGTTTACTTTAATGGCTTCGTGCCTGCCTCTGGCGCATCGACACCGAAGTCGATTGTCTTAGGTGACTTTAACGAGTACATCCTACTTCTGCGGCAGGGCTTTACGGTCGCGATTGATGAGGTGTCGTTGGCCTATGCGAACCGTGTCCGTATTGCGGTGAAATACCGCTTCGGCGGGGCTGTGAGAGACACACGAGCCTTCCAGATTATTCAGGAACTTGTGTAATTTTTGAGGGCGTGCCCCTCGCCGTTCCCGGTCTGTCAGATGCTTCGGCAGCCGGGGGCGGTTTTTACCTTACTTTACTTATCCACCTGAAATAAGACTAATGTACTATGCCTGCATACATCACACAGAATGAAGCGGCCTTATTTGCTGAAACGCTTGGCAGTGTGTCCGCCATGCGTGCCACCGTGCTATTAACTGCCGCATCGACCATGCTTGAGCAGTTTACAGGGCGGACTTTTACAGGTGCCGAATTGACTGACAGCGTCAAGGCAGGGATTGCGATGTGTGCCGAATGGATGGCGACATCAAACCCGGCAGGCGGCACGATTATCAAAGAAAAAATCGGCGATTACGATGTCAGTTATGCCACGCCTGAAGCGGGCAGCATCCCGGTTGCCATTCAGATGTTGTGGGCACCTTATAAGATTGTGGCAGTCGGATGATTAAAGCCTCTTACACGCTGAATTGGTCGGGCGGTGAATACTCCGTTCGACTGCATCGTGAACTTGTCAGGGCTGTGGGCAAATCTGCCCTGCTGGTCGAGCGATCTGCAAAAAAGATGCTTGCCAATAGCGGCAAGAGCATGACCGCAAAATCAGGTATTAATCAGATCGGTTCGCGGACTGGATCAATGGCCGCCATGAATCGATTCAAGGCAGGCACTCGCGACATATTCAACCTTAAAGAAGTATCGAACAAAAAAGGTAATAAGACGCTGGTTTTTGGCGGAACAATGATGTCAAGCAAGGTCGGCAGGCTTGACCGCGTTTATTGGTACGCAAATCCGCTATTCCGCTGGGTGCAATCCTCGCAACCAGGCACGCCGCCAAACAAGCAGACTGGCAGACTGCAATCGTCCGTTACGTCACAATTTTTAGAGGGTGGATTAAAAGCCAAGGTCGGCCCGGCTCAAAATCTGATCTATGCCCGGATTCAAGAGCTTGGCGGCAAAGCAATGATCCGGCTTCCCGCCCGCCCATACATGCGGCCAGCATTTGAGCAGAATCAACAGGCCATTCTATTTCAATTCGCTCTTGCCGTTCAGAAGGCCGCGAAATGACGTTTCCGCATTGGATTGAACTCCTGCCGAAGTCGGCAGTGACGAGCAACATTGCAGGCTTTGGCTATAGCTATCCAGCCACCGGCGATAGTTATCGGGCATATGTACAACATCGGTCAGAGTCATTACAGGTCATTAATAACACGGGCGGTGTATCAACCGGCGTTGTGGTTTATGCCGA